GGCTGAGACGTCTGCAGACAAATGGGCGCGTAAAGTGACCGCAACCGTTGTGGAGCGAGCTTCCCACGCTATGGATGAGACTACAATGGGTAGACTAGAAGCTGGTATGGGGCGACGCGTAGTACAAACATTCATCGAGGGAGAGGTGGGGGGTATCCTGCACATCGATACTCTTGGGTGGATGTTGGGTAACGTGTACGGAATCTGCAACACTACGAACGTAGATGGAGATGTAAATGACCACGTATTTACGCTCGGTCAAAACATCAAGCACACTTCCCTGTCGCTATTTGCGAAAGACGGGACTGTGCAACAACACGTATATAGCAACGGAATGGTTAATACGCTTTCTATCTCTGTTGCCGTGGACGACTACATTCGATACACGTGTAGCTTCGTAGCTGCAGCTGCTACTGCAAACTCCGACACTCCTAGTTACGATACTGAGTATGACTTCGTATCGCGTGACGTTGTAATCAAAGTGGCTTCTACCGAGGCTGGACTTTCAGGAGCTACTGCGCTCAAAGCTAAAGGTTTTAACCTAACCTGGTACACCGGTTTGATTCGAGACCACGTAGTAGGATCGTACACACCAGACGACATCTACAACAGCCAGCTGATGATTGAGGGGGAAGTTACCCTGAACTTCGTAAATGAAACATTCAAAGACTACTACCTTGGAAATGCTGAGATGTATATGAGTATCACGGTTACTGGAGAAGCTGACCTTGGAGGAGGTGAGAACCCAGCTATCACAATCGTATTCAACAAGGTGCAATGGATGGACTGGACACGGACAGCAGAAGCCGCTGACCTGATCACCCAACCTTTACCGTTCCGGGCGTTCCTAAATCAAACAGACCTGGAGCAGTCACAGGTGACACTTCGAAACCTGACCGCAGAGTACACTAACGTACCAACCTCGTAAGAGGACGGTGGTACGAGGTCTTCATCAAAAACACAGAGTAATACCTACGACAAAAAACTACCGGGATTCCCGGTAGTTTTTTGCATATGCCGTCCACACGACACTAGATATTATACCGCCTGTCGAAGTTGCTTTTGCTCATAAATAGGAAAGCGAAAAAGTCTACCACCGACATTAGAAAGGGAAAGCCAGTCCAGAAGAACATCGCCATAAGAGTTCCTCTGTACGTGTTTCCAAGGTATAGCTGATGCACTCCGCACCAACCCAGGAATAATGTTAACAACAGTGCAATGTATTTGTTTTTCATGATGTGATACGATAACGTGTAATAGTATTAATACCTTAGCTTTATATATATGCAAGTGCAACTCAAAAATTACACAATTACTCTTAAGGATAGACTCGGCTGGGGAGACACTGAGATTATTCAAGCGGAAATGATGGGCGCGCTCCGTATCAACGCTGAGATGAAGAAGAAGGTTAACGAAGCAGCAAAAACGGCGGACGCGGACGGTACGCCAATGGGGGAAGACCCGTTTGAGCTGTCAGGTATGCAAATGGACGGCAAGGCTATCCTCGCAGCGCGTATCAAAGCAGCCGAGCTGTGTATAGAAAAGATTGTGCAGGACAACGGGCAGGTGGTTACTTTCTCAAAGGACTGGCTATACAACCTATCCAAGAACTGCGGTACTAAACTGATGCTGGAAGTAGACAAGCTGCGCCGGGCGGTAGAGAGTGACACCGAGGTTGAAACCGAACTGGAGGGAAAATAGGAAACGGGTTTGATTTGCAGACCCAGCTTGAGGGTAAGAAACCAGCGACAATATACGTTATAATGGAGATGTTATCTCGTGAGTACGGCTGGACACCAGATCAAATTCGTTCTATGTCCTACATCGACGTTATGATCTACCAGAGGATCATTGCCAAGCGACGCGCAATCGAGAAGACCAATCAAATGCGAAACAGCTAATATATGGATAGTCGACAATTACAACTTGTACTCAAGCTACAAGACCAAGCATCCAGCGAACTCCGTAAAGTAAACGGGGAGCTTGAGGGTGCTGAGCAGAATACTAAAAACTGGGACGGCGCGCTGCGTAAAGCAAAGCAGGCGGTTCTAGCTATTGGTGCTGCTGCTGTTGGTGCGCTCGGCTACGGAGTAAAGATTGCTGCTGATCTAGAGACCGCTGAGGTTGGTTTGACTACCCTGCTCGGCTCTGCTGACGAAGCTAGAGAGACTATCAAGCGTCTAAAGATAGAAGCTGCCCGGACGCCGTTCGAGCTACCTGGACTGACTCAGGCTACCCAGCTACTAACGTCTGTTACTAAAGACGGTGACGAATCGATTGATATTCTATTGGACGTGGGTGAAGCGCTAGCTGCCATGGGTAAGGGGCAGTCTGAGCTCGACCGTATCATCGTCAACCTCCAGCAGATTGCTGCTACCGGGAAAGCGGCTGCCATCGACATTAAGCAGTTTGCGTTCGCGGGTATTCCTATCTACGAAATGCTCGAGGAGACTACCGGGAAGACTGGGGAAGCGGTAGCGCAGATGGTTACCGACGGGGAGATCTCTTTTGAAATGCTCACAAAGATGTTTGACGAAGCAAACGACGCCGGGGGTCGGTTCTTTAATGCGTTCCAAAACCAGAGCGGTACATTCAATCAGGCGTGGTCAAACATGAAAGACTCCGTAGGTATTGCGCTGGCTGACATCGCTGTAAATTATGGTCTGCTAGACAACCTATCCTCTGCGCTCATGAAAGTGTCCGACGTGGTAGCTAACTACCCGGAGTACTTTAACAACGCCCGCGAAGCAGCCAGTGAGTTCTTTACCAGCATGCTAGACAGCGTGGACGAGCAGACGCTACTAGTGACACACCTGAAAGGTGCATGGTCGTCTATTGTAGCTACATTTAACGAGGAGCTACGACCAGAGCTAGCTGCGCTCTGGGAGGCACTACAGCCCCTTGCGCCGTACCTGAAAGACTTTGCATACGTCATTGGGGTTATTCTACTAACAGCCCTGCATACGCTCATCGCGCTACTCAAGGTAGCTATTAACATATTCACTACCGTACTGGGCGTACTGACGCGCTTGGCTACGTTTATCGTGCAGACATTGATATATGCGTTCGATCAGCTCAAGCTCACGTTCCAGTTCTTCATCCACCTATTCAAAGGCGAGTGGGCGCTAGCAGCGGACGTTGTGATTGATAAGTTCAAAGGCATGTGGGAGTGGGCAAAGAACCTCTACGATATGGTCAAAAAGGCTCTCAGTGCCATTAAAGACATCGGGGGCGGTGTAATGGATACTATCGGCAGTATATTGCCAGGGCGCGCCGTTGGTGGCTCTGTAGCGAACAATACGCCGTATATGGTCGGTGAGAACGGTCCAGAGATGTTTATCCCGCGCGGGAACGGTACTATTGTCCCTAACTACGGTCTGGGAGGCGGTAACAACGGGGGTATGACTGTCATCGTAAACGGTGACGTGTCCGGGGAGGATCTAGTAGATAAGGTCGAGTACGCATTAGCAGACCGTATTAAACAGCGCGAGCGAGTATGATCGTAATAACAATCGACGGGCAAAATAGAACGTCTAGTATTGACCAGCGGTCAGTGCGATATAAAAACAAGCTGTCCAAAGCGCCAGCTACACTAGACTTCGCTATTAAAGGTGACACGGATATACCAGATACTGGTGACAGTATTTTGCTGCAGCAAGATGGCGACAACTTCTTTAAAGGCACAATCACTCGGCGGTCTGAAAAGATACTCAACGGTATCAAGGTTGGTTATAACTTCTTCTGCATGGACGGGTACTACGAGCTTGACCGGCGTCTGGTAGTAAAGGCGTACAACAACACCACGGTCGGAGCAGTGGTAACTGACATCATCAATACCTACACCACCGGGTTTACCTTAGATATTCCCGACGACACTCCGGCAATCAAAACGGTTCGTTTTAACTACGAGCAGCCTTCACGGTGTCTAGAAAAACTCATGAACTCGGTTGGGTGGGACTGGAGTATCTCTCCGACCGACGTGGTGTCAGTATTTATCCCCGGCGACAACCCTGCCCCGTACGAGGTAAACGACGAGAGTGGAGACATCGTATCGAACTCGCTCAAGTTTGATTCCAATATCCTCGAGCTTTCTAACGTGGTATACGTGCGCGGTGGAGAGTACGATGACCCTATATCAGAAGCGGACGCTATTGATAAGTATGAAGCGAACGGTATCGACCAGACATTCCCGTTGGTATACAGGTACTCGCAAACGCAGGTGACGGTAAACGGTGTGGCGCAAAGCGTTGGTCGGGACTTTTTAGATGAAGCGGTAGACTTTGACCTACTGTATAACTTCCAAGAGAAGCTGGTACGATTTCCTGATGGCGCACTCAGCTCTGGGGATATTGTCCGGGTATTTGGTAACGGGAAAGTGCCGCTCATTGTACTGGGCGAGGATATAGCCTCTATCGATGCATACGGCGCACGAGAGTTCGTAGAGATAAATAAAAACATCACCTCTATATCAGAGGGTGAGTTATTTGCCGATTCCCTATTAGAGCAAAAGCGTGCCGGTAAAAAAGAAGCAGACTTCGATAGTTATAAAACAGGGTGGAAGGTTGGTCAGACAGCTACAGTCAACAGTGCAAAGTTTGGAAAGGTAAACGACGTCTACAAAATAAATAGCGTCAGTGCAAAGATGCACGACCACGAGAGCTTTATATTCAGCGTTGACCTGATCAAGTCATCTGAGACCACTTTCACCGATATTATGCTGGGGCTGATCGGAAAAGAAAAAGACAACGTCACCATTGCTAGTAACGAGGTACTGCAGCGATTCCGAAAGGTAACTGATCAGCTTGGTTTGAGTGACGAGATTATACAGAGGATATCAACCACTGGTCCATATGGATACGCTCCGGTAACCACCCGACCACTCGGCAAATACAATTTCTCTACCTACAGTTAGGTGCGTGCTACAATAACCGTATGAATGCAACAGACGGATTCGGACTGAAAGGTCAAGCCAAATGGGTAAAAACCAAAGGGGGTATTTTGGTAGCGGAAAGCGTGTGGTCTCCAAACGTTGTGCTGACAGGAGCTAATAGAGGTATTTCGATACTGCTAGACAGGCTGGCTGGCATTACTACTCACGCTGGTATCATTACGTTTGGCGATATGGGTGACGATAGTACCGCAGCAACTGCTGCTGATACAGGACTGGGAAACGCTCTGGTACGCTCGCAGGTTTCAGCTGTATCTAGGTCAGGGCTAACAACAGACTTCCGATTCTTTTACCCGGACGTATTGACGCCAAACGATACCTACAGAGAGTTTGGTATGGTAATAGGAGGTACATCTACGCTGGAAACAGGGCAGCCGTTTAACCACCTTGTGATGAGTCCGTTGGTGAAAGCGGCTGGAGAAGACCATACAATCGTGTGTCGCATTACTGGTAGTGTATAATTTTAATATATGGCAAAGCCACAACAACCAGATGCAACTATTGAAGCGGATGACTTCATTCAAGAAGCTGACCGTAATGTAGACCCTACGCTGGATGAGGGGCGAGTTCCTGTGTTGGAGGCGGATGGGAAACTTGATGAAAGTTTTTTATCTGTAAAACCACTATCCATTCAAGACTTTGACGCTGATGGTACTTGGACAAAGCCAGCACAGGGAACAATGGCTCTTATAGAAATATGGGGTGCTGGTGCTAGTGGTGCTTGCAAAAAGGATAATGACGGAAACAATGCAGGTGCGGGTGGTGGTAGTGGTGGTGCCTACAGACGGTTTTTGGTGGCACTCTCTGCCTTAGACAGCACTGAAGCAGTATTAATAGGTGATGGCGGTGCAAGTGTTATTCTAACTACTAACAACACCTTCAGCAGCGGCAACGCTGGACAGTCAAGTTCTTTCAAAGGTATCAGTGCGCAAGGTGGTGTAGC